AGATACTCATTTCTAGGATGTGCAGGTTTTATAAAACATAACAACACAAATAAAACAATTAATGCACCTGTAAAATAGTAATTCATCCTGGCTATCTCCATAAGTCACCTTAATAATTTATTTCTCTGTTAAGATCTTTGATATCATAACTGTGTTCTCTAACTTGATCCGCTAGTTGTCGGTATAAATTTTCTGCCATTTGCCATGTAGCTTCTGCAGAAGATAGTCTTGTATTAATATCTGTGATATTTTTTTCTAATACACTTACATCTCTTTCAAGGTTAGTAAGTCTTAATTCGTTTTGATTAATAGTGTCAGTAAGATTTACAATATAACGAACACCAGTAAAAGTTCCGACTAAGACTGACGCCACAACCGGAACCATTACTATATTCTTTTTTAATAAATCTACTAAATTCATTACTTAACAATGTAAGCTACAACAAGAACTGCAATTACAATTACACATACCTTGTGGTTTTGCCATACATGCAGTGCTCTGCTTTTAACTCTATCTATCATTTTTTTTCTCCTCAATTTCATAGAAAAACTTGTCGGTGTCTTCTGTACGCCAAGCCCTACTATCTTCTACATTCCATTCAGAAGTTTGCACTTTCCAGTCAGGAGTACTATCTTTTACGGTAAAAGAAGGTAGGTCCCATATACATCTGTTGTTAGGTTGTGCTGCAAAATTACCATCATCTAAGGCAATTATGTGTGCGCACTTATGTTCGTGCGGTATCTCTGAATGATCAGTGTCAAGTATATTAGACTCTGGATGTGCAAAGTCAACTGTAAATAAATATTTTCCTGGGTGCCATTTTTTATCTTTTCCGATATACTTACCGGCTTGTCCGTCTAAAATATCCCAACGATTGACAGCAGGATAATAACTAAAACAATTCCAGAGCTGTAGTTCATCAAGTCGTCTTGTGGGCACTCCATGTGCCTTAAATCCCTTTTGAATAAACGCGCTAATTGGTAAGCGATAAAATATTGCACCGTTTTCCATAATAGCATGGAAGAGTATACTACGACCTGTAAGAGCGCTAAGACCAAAGATAATGCAGTCTTCAACTTCTCCATGATGTTTTTTACAATCATATAAATACTCTCTTCTTATTTGTGCATAGGTCGCTGGTATGTTTGCATTTAAATAAGCCATAGTTAATCATGTATTTCACCCCAGTTATCACCATACTCATAGTCAACTTTATTAGGGACTTCTAGTGTAACAGCGTGTTCCATAATTTCAACGATCTTTTTAGCGTGTGCTTCATCTTGAACAGATATATCTAGTTCATCATGTACTTGTATGTGTGGTATAATTCCTTCTTTGTATAATTCTAACATTGCTTTTTTAGTCATGTCAGCAGCTGAACCCTGGATTAATTTATTAAGAGCCTTGTATGTATAAGCTCTTTTTATCCCCGGTCCATGTTCCGCCAACGCATCTTCATGAGTCATAGCTTTATGCATACCGAAACTGTTAGGCTCCCACAGGTGAAACCTGCAAAGTCTGCCTAGCAATGTACGAATTTGTCCACGATCTTGTGCTCTGTTAGATGCTTTGTCCATCAATTGTTTTACAAATGGTACACGTGAATGGTATGTATTAAATAAGTCAGCAGCTTTGTCCTTTGTTACTCCTAATTCTGCTTGTAATTTACCTTTACCCATACCATAGAAAAGACCCAAATTGATCGTTTTAGCCTGTGTTCTAGGTATATCAGCCATATCTGCTACAGTCTGGTGAAAGTCTGCGCTAGAGTCGTTTGTATAAGCATCTATTACATCATATACAGACGGTAATTTGTACAAAGAAGCATAATGCACTACCAACCTAGGCTCTTGCTGAGAATAGTCAAAACAACCCCATGTATGGCCTTCCTCGGGTATAAATAATGACCTTATCTTAGGTCCAAGGTCTTTGTTTCTGGCTGGAATCTGCTGAAGGTTAGGATTCTGATAAGAAAACCTTCCTGTAACCGTACCACCTCCTGCATTTCTTAACTGATTTATTTCTGCATGGATTCTACCTTTGTGTTCATAACTTATAATAGAATCTAAAAAAGTTGTGTGTGCTTTGTTGATCTCTCTTGCCTGCGCAATCATATTTACAACAGGGTGCTCGTGTTCTTGTAAAAAGTTTTTTGTAAAAGAAGGTGCCTCTGTCTTATCTGTTCTTGGATATTCTAATCTCAACATATCAAAAACCTCTGCAACAGATCTTGCGGCCCAGATTTGAGTATCAATATTAGTCTCCATTTTTATTTTATGTAGAAGGTTTTGTTCTGCTTTCTTAAATTCTTTTTTCATTTTGTGTGCACGTTCTACATCTACACGCACACCTTTGAATCTCATGTCAACAAGACATGGAAACAGATCAGACTCCAGATCAAATATATCCTCTAAGTCCTGGTTAATAATTTCTTTTTTCATTTCTTGCCAAAGACCAAGGGTTACTTCAGCATCACGTTCAGCGTACGCACCAACATGCATTGAAGGTAGTTTGTACATTTCTGATTTAGGATTGATTCCCCATTCTGCTGCAGCTTCTGCAAGTGCGGATTCGTTCTTACCATAACCAAGATAGTGCCATGATAAACTATTTAAATCATACCTAAATCTATTTTCATTAGTGACAGCTGCCGCTATCATTGTGCAGGCTATGTTACCATTTATTTTAAAGCCTAATGCTCTTAACCAACAGACATCATAAATAGCATTGTGAAAAACTTTTGTTGAAGGTGCTTCAAGTACATCTTTCAACCAAGATAAAACTTTAGCTCTGTCCATGTTACCACCACCTTCGTGAGCAATTGGAAAGTAGCCTTTGTAATGACTGGTCGCAACTGCAATACCTATAACATCACCATTACCAATAACAGAACCAGATCCTTTTTTAATTAGGTCAGGGTCTTTTGTTTCTAAGTCAATTGCTATTTCATCTACATGACGTAGGTCAGGAAATTCAGTTGGTTTTAACCATTCGGTAGGTGCCTCAAATCTAGGTATCTTCATTCGTCTTCTTCCTCCCTTAGTTTTTTCTCTTCTTCAAAACCTTCCATTAGTTCTTCATGCAGAGTTTTTTCTTTTTTAAATATTTCATCGAAACGTTTACGATACGTATCGTTAGATGGTCTTGACCTTCCGTCAAACTTTTCTTTTTTCATAAATATATTTATCTTCTATTAGTTTATTTAACTTATCTTTATTACTAAAAGCATACAAAGATGCATGTCGGTCTTTCGGAAATATTTCCCAACTAACTAATCTTGGATAAATTTCTAGATCAAACTTATATTTTTTATCCACTACAATAGTTTTATTTATTTTTGCTTTTGCCGGCATTTGTATCCTTTATCTTTTTAATTTCTAGTTCACAGTAGTGTTTGATCTTCTCTAAATCTTCTATACCATTCTTGTGTAAATATCTACAAACATATTTCACAACGTTGCCCTGAAAAAATGATAAATTATTTTTTGAAATAAATTCGTAGGGTTGAATATAAAAATCCTTGTAGTGAGATCCTCCAATTTGCTTATCTTGTGGAAATGCTTCTTTAAATAAGTCCTTCGACGTCATAACCTTGATCCTCCTTTTTTGCTGACATGACATAAAGATTTTGTTTTGTACGTGTTACTCCAACATACCAAACTCTATGTTCTTCATCTTGTTTTTCCGGACTCTTTTCTACAGAGTCTCTGATTGTTTTAGTATTATCTAACATTAACAATACATTGTCAGCTTCTCCACCTTTTGCTGAGTGTATTGTAGATAATTTTATTCTAGGAGGTTTGTTTAATTCCTCTCCATTACTTAACATTTCCCTTATGTATAAACATTCTTCATAGTCTGATTGAAACACATCATACCAGGGTGTGTCTTTACTAAATCCAAATTCTGTTAAATCATACATTTTTTCTTCTGTAATTTCTGTATCTGTTCCAGTATATTCAAATATATCTTTTACTTCTGCTAAAGATAAGTCATCTCCTTTGGTCCAACGAGTATAATTTAAAATTGTTTTAAACAAAGTTATCTTATAACTTTTACGATCCTGAAACTCAAAATAAATACCACGTTCTTTTAATGTAGGTTTAAGTCTATTTAATTTATCATTGTATCTTGCTAGTACTAACCATGTCCCCTGATCAAGTGGTGCATCTTCTGTGCTATAGATATAATTTACAGTACCCTCTTCTTCTCTAGCACTCCAACTTTTTTGTATTCTCCTATCGTCTGGTATTTGTTTTAAAATATTATCTGCAAGATTTTGTACGAGTTGTGGAACCCTGTAAGATTGTGGCAAAATTATGTCTTTCTTTGAAACTTCCTGCTGAAATTTTTTTACATCTGCGCCTGCCCAACCATAAATTGCTTGATCATCATCACCTGCTAGTATAACATATTTGCTATTTTCCTTGATAATAT